TGCACGACCCAATTGGATCAAGCTAGTGTCTACTTGCTTGGCAAGCGCATAGCCCGCATCAGCAGTGTAGAACTGGCGCAAGCTGTTCAAGGCTTGTGCTTCAACGATGTCCTCAATGAAACGTGAATATTCAAAGTGTTGGTTAATAGACACTTGAACTTCTGTCTCAGTATCGGCAATCAGAGTAACGGCAGTAGATGCCGCTTTCGCTGTTGCGTTACCACGGGTAGGTGCGGGAATGTGTACTACATCACCCTTCTTACCTTTAAAGTTCATCTTCATTACGATGTTTGCCAAAACAAGATTTTTCTTGTAAGCGGCTACGATTTCATCACTCCAGATTTCTGGGATGAATTTTTCTGCGGTGGTTACTGTTACCGCTGGGGTTGGATATGCCATGATTTAATCTCCTAAAGTTTAACGAACCCGTTTCTCTGCGTATGCTGCCATGATTTCATCACTTAAAGCATCGTAGCGATTCGGGTCTTGCATTTTCAGCCGAATGAGGTCAGCCCTTCTGTAGACTCTTTTTGAACTCTCTCCTGATCCACCTGTGTCAACTGTTACAGCTTTCATGGTCTTAGCCCGAGCCGCAGTGTCTGCTTGCTCAGATTCCTTAACCCTAACGCCTCGTAACTGCTTAAAAGTGGATAACAATTCATTAGCCGAATCATAATCAAACTCACCATCAGCTTTTGCGTAGAGTCCTAAACGGATAGGTGATGATTTCACCCAGTTTTGGAACTCGGAATCATTGACTACTTGGGAGTAATCAGGGTGATCCTGCACTAACTTCTGTTGAATCTGCATCCTTTTGAACTCTTGACCCGCTTGGCGAGCCGCTAGAACATCTGGATGTTTATCAATCGTTTCCTGAACTGCTTTTTGAGGATTCTCAAAAAAGTCAACTTCTGGTTCAATCTCTACTTGCTGTTGTTTGGAATTGAGGTTTTGCTTGAGCAACTCGTCAGCCAATTTACGGACTTCACCGACCTCTTGGGCCTGTTTACCAATGAGCTTTTCAGCCTCTTGGTGCATCCGTACTACCTCCTCTAAACTTTTTTCCCTGTATTTCTCAGGGAGTTCAGTCTTGGATTCTTCTATTTCGAGTTCGCCTAGCGGCTCATTTTCTTCATCAATCAGCATATTTTTGTTCCTGCCTAAATGGTTCTAGGATAATTAACTCGGCTTTCGCTTATGAGTTAGCTTTGCGTTCAGCATTTAATCTATCTAAGTGGCTTCTCTCGAACTTTCCATGCGCTGATGGAAATGTCCCAGACCACCCTTCTAGACGAAATGCTGGCGCTGATAGAATGCGATGAGTTTCCTCACCACACTCACATACTAGACTTGTTGTCTCATAATCAACAAATCTCTCTGTCTTGTGCCTGTTTATACAGGCAAATTCATACATTCTTCTCATTTAAATCCTCGTATGCACGTTCGCTTGCCCATTTCAGGGTTTGTAGCCAAATTAGGATAGAAATCTCACCTTTGCGAAATTGTAAACTTTTTTCGTCTGCAATGGTAGATACATTATTCATAGATTCAAGCATTTTGTCTACATCTTGCATTAAATCTATCCAGCCTTGACTGGAAAACAGATCAAACCGATCCTCATAATATTTCTGAAGGTCAGGGGTCATGCTGATGCGGCCTCTAATGGAGACAAATCTTCAGTTGTCCAAAAGTCTTTAGCCAACATCAAAACTAGATGCTCTTTGTTACGAGCCAAGCAGTCTGCCCAATCTTCAGCAGTCATATCCTCTGGCTTACCACCATTGATGAGATTAACGCTATCTAAACATGCAGAGTAGTGCTTGGCAATTTGTTCTGCGGTGATAGTTTCAGTAGTCATGGTTTTCCTTTAGTTAGCTTCAAGTTGTGCTACACGAGCACGGAGGGTTTGCAATTCTTTTAACAGTACGACAGTCAGGCGTTCATATTGGAAGCCTTCAACTTCACCTGCTTCGTTGCGTGTAACCAGTTCTTCAAATCCAGCTTCAGCGGCTTCGTCAGCAATCAAACCTAGATGGTCTTTAGTCTGGTCATCGTTTTCGCACTTGGACTTGTAGCGCACAGGGCGAAGCAAGTTAATGTCCATTTCCTCAAGATTACGAATGTCTTGCTTGTATTTCAAAGCTGAAGTTGAACGATTGATTGTCCCACTTGCCGCAATCATCATGTTGGCCGCACTTGCTGTTGTGGAAGCATATATTTCAGCAGAAACCCAAGTACCACCTGCGGTGCTGTAAAACAAACGTGGATTACCATCCCCATCAGACAGCACGATGTAGTTGCTTAATGTGCGAATGTCTAGGCTACCTTGGTTGCCTGTGTAGCTACCGATGATGGTGTTTTTAGTTCCAGAAGTAACGGCATTGCCAGCTAATTTTCCAAAAAAAGTATTGCCACCACCAGTAGTGCTTTCACCAGCATAGTAACCAGCCATGCAGTTATCGCTTGCTGTAGTAACTGATTTTCCAGCGCCTATACCTAAGTAGACACTATTCGTACCAGTTGTATTTGCATACCCCGCCTGATAACCCACAGCAGTATTGTTAGATGCTGTGGTGTTGCTATACCCCGCCTGATAACCTACAGCAGTGTTGTTAGATGCTGTGGTGTTGGATGTTAACGAATCATAACCAAGAGCTACGTTATAACTACCAGTTGTAACAGCGAAGCCAGCGTTCACCCCCATAGCTACGTTAAAACCACCTGTGCTATTTGTTGCCAATGCAGCAGCACCAAAGGCTGTGTTTCTAGCGCCAGTTGTGTTTGAACCTAAAGCATTCCAGCCAACTGCTGTGTGGTAATCGCTAGAAGTGCTTACATCTAAAGCAGCATAACCCACACTTGTATTACCCGCCCCTGTCGTGTTAGCCGCCAAAGCACTAGCACCCACCGCAGTATTGGTAGACACAGCACCTGCACCACGGCCTACTGTTAGGCCTTGGATGGAACCCGCACCTGTGACAGTTAATGTGCTAGACGCTGTCAACGTAGTAAACGCACCAGTATTAGCCGTAGTAGCACCTACAGTGCCGTTGATGTTGATGGAGGCCGTGCCCGTCAGGTTAGTGACTACGCCGCTTGCGGGTGTTCCCAAAGCAGGGGTGATCAACGTGGGGCTGGTAGCAAACACCGCAGCGCCAGTACCTGTTTCGTCTGTTAGCGCCCCAAGAAGTTGAGCAGAAGTAAACGAACCCAAAGATGTAGCGTTGCCAATGGAGGTGACCGCACCCGTTAAGTTGGCGTTTGTCGTGACGTTGCTTGCTGTGAACGCTGTAGCCGTTCCCGTAATATTTGTACCAACTAGCGCCGATGGTGTTCCCAAGTCAGGGGTTACAAGAACGGGTGAGTTGGACAACACGACATTGGTTGTACCTGTGCTACTAGTAACACCAGTACCGCCATTAGCAACGGGCAAGGCAGAGCCTGACAGACCAATTGCCAATGTGCCACTGGTTGTAATGGGTGAACCCGTAACAGACAAAAATGTAGGTACAGTTGCCGCCACACTAGTGACCGTTCCAGAACCACCGCTTGCGTTGATTGTCTGATTAGGCCAACTGCCTGTGATCGAAGTGATGTTTGTACCAGCAACCAAGCTAGGCGTTGCAGTACCCGTACCACCGCTTGCGACCGCAAGAGTGCCAGCCAAGGTGATAGTGCCAGTTGTGGTGATTGGCCCACCGCTTGTGGTCAAGCCTGTAGTGCCACCCGATACAGCGACACTTGTCACCGTTCCCGTACCCGCACTTACATTGACCGTGACATCATCGCCCGAATTAGTAGCAGTAACAGTCGCGCCAACAAAGTTAATGTTCTTCACACCCGTGGAGATCGAGCTACCCTCATCGCTAATGCCCACCGCCGCGTTGGTAGACATGGTGCTGATAACTTGTATCTTTTGAGCCAATTCTTGCGAGACAACCTCACCAACATTTAACTCTCGCCCGTCTGACAGGGTAATGATCAAACTGCCATCAAAGTCAATATTTGCATTGACAACCGACACGCCGTCTTGACCATCAATGCCGTTGCTGCCGTTCAGACCATCAATACCGCGAGCACCTTGCAACCCATCACGACCTGACTTTCCGTCCTTACCATCTTTACCGTCTATACCGTTGCGCCCATCTCGCCCATCTTTGATGTTGGCGACCCGCTTCTCAATCGCTTTGCCAGTTTCATCGTACCGCGCCCGAATATCGGACTCCATCTTTTTTAGGGCTTGCAAGACCAAATCGACATTGGCCGCGATCTTTTGCTTTTGGACTTCTTTGCTCTCAGCAATTGACTTGTGGATTGACTCAAGCGCCGCCAGCTTGTCATCGTCAGACATTGAATCAAGATCGATCATTTCAATGCTCCCGAAAGTTGGTCAAGGAACTCGTTTTCTACTGAGCGTAGATTCTCTTGTTTGTTTGCCATTTGCAACTCTACAATCTTGGACTTGTTCTTAATATCGGCTTCTTTGAGCATTAACTCCGCAATCTTGACCCGTTTGTCAAACTCTTTGCCTTCGTTGTCATCTGGCAGATTCTTGGT